CGGCAGGGCCGCCTGCATAGCGGTGAGGGCGTCGGGCCCGTAGTAGACGCGCCCAGCCCGCCGGGCTTCCCATCGGGTCGCGTCGTGGCGGGTGATGACGCACAGGGGCTCGGAGCCGGTGGGCGTCCACAGGAACGCGGTGATGGGCGCGAAGTCGTCATAGCGGATGGTCCAGGCGGCGCCGGCGGGGGCGGGGAGCTCGGCGAGGGTGCACGCGTCGGGGTGGTGGACGCCGCGCTCGAACTGGTCGCGGCCGGGGATGTGGAGGGGGTCGGGGTGCTGCGGGTGGAACGTCGCGGGGTGGTGCATGGCTGAGCTCCTAGCTGTTGTGTGGGTGTTGCACGGTGTCCCGTTCCGGTCTTGAGCCGGTGCCATCGTGAGTGGGGCGGGACGGACGCTGGTCAGGTGAAGGCGACAGCGAGCGGGTTCGCCATGATGGCGAAGAGGTGAGCGGGGACGATGTAGGAAGCCATCATGAGCGCCGTGCTCCGCGCGTGGTAGGTCGTCGTATCGACGAGGGAGAACGCCTGAGCGTCTCCACATCCTCGAATGCGCTGCGTCATCGGCTGCTCGGCGCGGTTGATGACGACGAGCATCGGCCGATAGCCGTGGTCGGTGAGGAGCGTTCCAGGGACGATCCCGGGGCGGTAGGCCAGTGCGGGCGAGGTGGTGGTCATCGTGCGTTCCTCTCAGTGGTGTACTCGGCGAGTGTGGGGGTGCTGCACTCGGTGTCGTCGAACCAGACACCGAAGGGGGCGGTCGCCTGCACCCATGCGGCGCCGTCCTCGATGGCGTCGGCCTCGAACCCGAGGGACAGGGTTTGCTGTGCGGCTCGGTGTTCGGCGAGGCGCTGGCGGCGCTCGGCCGGGGTGACGGCCGGGCCGTCGGGAACGAACAGGCGGGCGGTCATCGTCAGAGGCTCCGGTAGGTGCGGCGGGCAGGTAACGGGGTGGAGCAGACTCGCAGTTCGGTCCCGGCGGGGGTGAGCCAGACTGCGACGGCGGGGGCGGTGCATGGGCGGGCGATGCCGCGGTCGTCGAGGTGCCAGCACTCACAGACCAGCTCGGCGCGGCAGGTGGGGCAGCGGTGCTCGATGTCGGCGTGTCGGCAGGGCCCGGCTGCGTGGGGTGCGTTCATCAGGCGTAGACCTCTTCGGCGGCCGACGCGGCGTCAGCGTGGACGTTCAAGACGTGCAGCAGCTCGGACGGGTCGTCGATGATGTCCTGTGCGACGGCGCGGGACTGGCCGTCGATGAACGTGGCGACCATGACGGACCCGGTGCGGTAGACGAGCAGCTCGGACCAGCCGATGACGTAGCGGACCCGGAGGTTGCCGCCCTTGATCCCGGGGCCCTCCACCGCGTCGCATCCTTGGTCGCAGAGCCAGTCGGTGACGTGGCCGGGGGTGGTCTGGTCGGCGCCGATGAAGTGGCAGATCTCACAGGCGCCCAACTCGACGTCCTCGTGGTCGTGGCCGTTGGCGCGGATGCACTTGGCGCAGTCTGGCTCACCGGTGAAGGTGGCGCAGCGGGCGACGGCGCCGCAGCTCCGGCAGGCGATCAGGGCTTCAATCATGGGGGATGCTCCCTCGGTAGTGGCTGAACAGTGGCAGAGTAGCACTGTCCTCGGGACGGGTCAAGGGGGTCAACCGGTCCGATCAGTAGGCGCCCGGTCACAAGGTCACAAACGAGACTGGCGGGATGGGGGGAAAACTGCTGCAGTCCCCTCGCAATCCAGCAGATGCCGGTGCAATCGAGGGTGGGACTGCAGATGCGAGGTCTCACCTCGGGATCGGGCGAACAGATGCGAGGTTGACCCGATGGACCCCGCCACGGGGCAGGGGTGCGAGGGGTGGCAGCTCGGTACCCGCCACGCGAGGCGAGGCGAGCGGGGCGGCCGAGCCTCGGGCCGGCCTGGCTCTCGAGCCCGTGCCCATCGCGCGCACGGGGGGGCGCGCCCGAGGGGGCCCCATGCCGGGGGGTTGTGCTCTCCCTCTCTCCCATGATCTGGGCCATACCCTTGTGGACCGGTTGAGCGTGTGTCATGCTCACGTCGTGGGGTCGTTCGGCTCCGGCGGGAGGTTGCTCGCGATGGGTGATGCGCTGGTTGTGGTGGGTGTGGTGTTGGCGGCTGCGTTGGCGTGGCGGCTGATCGGGAAGTACGTGACGGAGACGTGGGACGACGAGGACAACATCGGGGGGTATGGGCCGTGACGAACACCGCTGGTCCGACGGTGCTGGGACCGATCCCGATGCCGGAGGCAGACCTACCACCTCACCGCTGTGCCGCCTGCGGCGAGTACAAGCAGGTCGTGTGGACGGGGACCGCTGGTCCGACCTGCCGCGATCAGGGCCCGTGCCTCGAGCGGCGTCGGGCCCTCTGGCACGAGTTCATCCCCACGCTCGCCGAGCTCGCACATGAGGCCGCTCGCGAGGGGTTGGAGGCGACATGGCGCTCGTGAAGTGCCAGGGCCCTCAGGGTCAGCCGGGCGTGCTCTACCGCTCCCCCGAAGGCGTCGAAGGGGTCTGCCACACCTGGGTCGACGAGGACGTCATGTCGATGCGGACCGCGCTGCGCGCCGCGATGCGCGACGCGAACGACGACGCCTCGGGCGGTGATCCGAGGATGGCCCGCGATGGGTGAGCACCGGCGGCGGATTCCGACGACGGAGCAGGTCGGCGCAGAGCGTGCCGCCGGCGGCTACGCCACCCGGTGCGTCTGCGGGCACCTCTGGCCCTGTCCCGCCGCGCCGCCGCACCCCGAGAAGATCCTCCCCAGGACCATGCTGCCGGTCGTCGGCGGTGAACTCGACGGGATGACCTGCCCGCTGGCCCCGAACGGCATGGCCATCCGCATCGGCGGCGGGAAGCTCAAGATGCTGCCCTACACGCTCGAATCGGTGGCCGTCGTGCTCCTCGGCAAGACCCAGATCCAGCCCTACTGGAGGTTCGCGGGATGAAGCACACGGCGGTCCGGTCGGCGTTTCGGCGCGGCCACGTCAACGTCACCTGCCACCCCTGCCGGGGCTACATCGGCACGGTCAAGCCCGAGGCGGTCGACCGGCTCGTCGCCGCCCACCACCAGGCCGAGCACCCCGACGACACCACCGTCGTCGGCCGGCGCATCCACACCACCGGGCCCGGCTCGGTCGTCTACTGGGAGCGCCAGTCGTGCTGACCGGGCGCGCCGCCATCTACGCCATCGGCATCGGAGTGATCGCCCTGGTCCTTCTCGCCGCCATCATCGCCACAGGAGCGACGAATGCCTGACGACCTCGACGGGTCCCAGTTCACGCCCGAGACCGCCCTGCTCGCTGTCGAGCAGGCGAAGAAGGCCAAGATCGAGCAGGGCATGGTCCGCAAGGCCGAGGTCATGGCCTCGCTCGCCATCAACGCCGAGCTCGTCCAGGCCTACGACGAGGCCTACCCCGACCCGGTGAAGCTCTCGAACCTCTACACCGCGGCGTCGGCCCGCATCGCGAGTGGCATCCTCACCGGCGCCATCGAGGTCAGCGGCTCCCAGGCGGCCCAGCTCATCAAGGAACTCACCGCGGCGTCGCGGCTCGTCATCGGCGAGGCCACGTCGATCAGCGACAGCTCGACCGCCGAGGAGCGCGCCGCCCGCATCAAGGAGATGCGCGAGGCCCTCGACCACGCCGAAGCGCAGACGAAGGCGGCAGCGGAGGCGGGCGGCGTCGTCGTCCCGATCAGCTCATGAAGCTCGACCAGTCCGAGATCGAAGGGCGCGTCGCCATCTTCGCCGCCCACGGCACGTCGGTCGCCGCTGCCTGGTACTCGACGTCGCGGGTCGCGATGGCGACCTGGCTGCGGAGCCACGGTCACGAGCTGACCCCCGGCAAGCCGACCCCGGCCGCGCTCGCCCGCCGCGCCCCCCGGGCGTTCTGCTCGTGCCCGATGTGCGTCTCGGTGCGCGTCGGCGAGGCCTCCGACGAGTTCGTCGACCAGCTCGCCGTGCTGCTCCTGCCGCCGGCCGGCGGCCGACCTGCGCTCGAGCTGCGGCGCGAGGTCTGGATGACCTTCGGCGCCTGCCGCAAGCTCCCCGAGATCCAGCGCGAGTGGTTCTTCCCGCCCGATTCCGAGCGCAGGGAGACCCGGCTGCGGCGCGAGGCCGCGGCCAAGAGCGTCTGCGCCGACTGCCGGGTCCGCAAGGCGTGCGCCGACTACGCGCTCAGCAACGGCGAGCAGTACGGCATCTGGGGCGGCCTCACCGAGAGCGAGCGTGGCCAACAGGTGCATAGCATCGCCGTGTGACGATCCGCTTCACCGACGAGGAACTGGCGCGCCTCACTCCCCAGCAGCAGGAGGACTACCTCGCCTACCTCGACGAGGAGCTGTCCACCTGGAAGCTCACCGCCCGCCAGCAGGTCGCCGAGGACCTCACGCGGGAGAACTTCATCGTCGGCTACGGCGGCGCGGCCGGCGGCGGCAAGTCCGACTGGGGGCTCTGGCACGTCTACCACTACTGCAAGACCTACCCCAAGAGCCGCTGGCTGATCCTGCGAACCAAGCTCCCCGAGCTCAAGCGGTCGCTCATCCCCCGGTCGCGCGAGAAGTTCGACGAGACGATCTGCCGCTACCGCCAGTCCGGCACCGGCGCCGGGGAGTGGACCTTCGACAACGGGTCGATCATCGAGTTCGGCTACATGAACTCCGACCAGGACGTCTACCAGTACAAGAGCGCCGAGTACGACGGGGTGTTCATCGACGAGGCGACCGAGGTCTCGAAGTTCGCGATGCGCTACCTGATGAGCCGCATCCGCATCGTCTCGCACCGCAAGGCCTTGGGCGCCTGGCCGCACATGATCCTCGCCACGAACCCCGGCGGCGTCGGCCACGCCTGGTTCAAGGAGGACTTCGTGCTCGCCACCAACCACGGCGAGCACATCTCCACCATCACCTTCACCGACCCGCTGACGGACAAGCCCATCCACGACCCCCGCACGGGCGAGCCCGTCACCCGCTCGATCGCGTTCGTGCCCGCGTTCGTCCACGACAACCCGCACATGCCCGAGGAGTACCGCTTCAACCTCCTCATGCTCGACGACACCGAGATGCGCCAGTTGCTGCTCGGCGACTGGGACGTGTTCGCCGGCCAGTTCTTCTCGTCGTGGCGGCGCGAGATCCACACGGTGCGCCCGTTCCTGATCCCCGAGTCCTGGCCGCGGTTCCGGGCCCTCGACTTCGGTACGCGCAACCCCTACTGCTGCCTGTGGGGGGCGATGGACTGGGACTCCAACATCTACATCTACCGCGAGACCTACAAGGCCGGCCTGAACGCCACCGAGCAGGCCGAAGAGGTCGTCAGCCTGTCGATGATGGCGGTCGACGGCAAGGTGCGGCCCGAGCAGTTCCGCTGGTCCAACGCCGACCCCGCGGTGTTCAAGCGCGACGGGTCGGGCAAGAACGTCGCCCAGCAGTGGGCTGACGCCGGCCTGCGGGTGCGGCCCGCGAAGAACGACCGCATCGGCGGCTGGTCGCTGGTCCGCAAGGCGCTCAAGCCGCTCGAGGGCGTCGAGTACGACTTCGAGCTCGATCAGGTCGTCACCCGGGCCACGCTGCGCGTGATGACCAACTGCGCCAACCTGATCCGTACCCTCCCGAACCAGATCCACGACGACGTCAACGTCGAGGATCTCCACAAGAACGACGACGACCACGCGTGCGACACGCTGCGCTACCTGATGCAGGGCGTCGTCCAGGCGCCGCCGCGCCCACCGGTGCGCCGGGCGATGACCGCGGACGAGAAGATCTGGGCCGACTACGCCAAGCGCGTCGACCGCCAGAAGCGCAACCAGCACCCCATCCTCGGCGCGATCTAGCATCCCCGTCTACGCTGTGGCCCATGATCGTCGTCGAACACCCGCATCTCCCGCCGGGTTCGTGCGCCGTGACCCGCACCTCGACCGGGCCGTTCATCGACACGCTCGTCGACGTCGAGTCGCTCCCGCCCTACGGCCGGGTCTACCTGAGCTTCGACGCGATCTCGACGATGGCGCAGAAGCTCGGGATGCTCCCGGCCGAGTCGGTCGCCCGGATCGAGGCCGAGCGCGACGAGGCACGGGCCGAGGTCGCCGCGGTGCGCGCCGAACTCGATGCGCTCCTGTCGGTCAAGGCCGTGCTCGACTCCTATGCCCCCCCGGAGGACCCCATGTCGCGGATGCCCACGCCCACCGAGCTCCGACACGCCGACGAGGCCGTCGAGATCGAGCAGGAGTTGGCGCCGCCCGACGACACGCCCGAAGGTGAGCCGCTCGACGACACGCTCGCCGCGCTGCTTGTCATCGAGCCCCTCGCGGTCGAGGTGCTGCAGGCCTTCTACGGCGCCCCGGTGACCAGCCTCGCCGACGTCCTCGAGCTCGACCCGCCGCCCGACACCGTCAAGGCGGTCCACGAGTGGGTCGAAGAGGCCGGCCACCCGGTCGTCGCCGCGGTGCGCCGTGCCGTGGCCGTCGCTGTCGAGCAGGCCAAGTCCGAGGGTGACCAGCGCAAGGGCATCCTCGACCTCGCCCCGGAGGTCCCGGCATGAGCACCCCCCTCACCCTTCCGCCGCCGTCGGACCCGTCGAGCCGGTACTTCCAGGGCCGCGTCGGCGAGCGCGCCCAGGGCTCCTACGCCGCCGAGGCGGTCTGGACTGTGACCCTCGACGCCACCGGCGGCCTGTGGTTCGCGGTGGTCTACAACGGCAACCAGCCGCTCATCAAGGTAGCCGTCGCCACCTCCACGGTGTCGCCCGTCGCCAGCGCGGCCACGATGCAGACCTTCCTCGAGGGCCAGTGCGGGACGGGCAACGTCACCGTCACCGGCGGCCCCGGCGCGTCGGGCGGTGGCACGCCCTACGTCATCACCTTCACCGGCGACCTCAAGGGCCAGCCCATCTGGATCTCGTCGACCAGCACCTTCATGGCCGGCGGCGGCGCCACGGCCACGCTCGTCGAGACGACCCGCGGCGGCGTCACCGGCGCCACGGTGCCGATCGGCCCGACGCTGTCCACCAACGACGCCGAGCCGGCCAACGGGCCCGTCGCCCGGGAGGCCTGATGCGCCTCGAGTACGCCCTGATCTTGCTGGTCCTCGCCGTCACCGTCGCGTCCGCGGTGGTGATCGTGCTCCTGGTGAACGTCCTCGCCGAGCAGAACCGCCGGCTCCTGGCCGCGGTCGTCGCCGAGACGCCCAAGGACTACGGCATCATCGCCAACCTCGACGCCCGGCGTGAGCCGACCACCGCCGAGCAGGCCCACCAGGATCAGGTGGAGGCCGAGAAGCGCAACGCGGAGCAGTCGATGGCCGATCAGCTCAGGGGCCTGGGGTACGACCCGCACCAGATCGGCACGTAGCCCGTGGGCGACGACACCGGGCGGGAACTGGCCGAGAAGTGGCGCAAGTGCGACAGCGCGCTCCGCGAGCAGCGCCGCAACTTCTGGATCAACAGCTCCTTCTACGAGGGTGAGCAGTGGATCATCTGGAACAACGTGACCCACTCGGTCGCCGAGTTCCCCCGCGCCGCCGATGACGACCGCGTCCGCGCCGTCGCCAACCGCATCCAGCCGAACCTCGTCAACCTCATCGCGAAGTTCATGCGCCGCGAGCTCGGCTTCGAGTCGCGCGCCACGTCCTCGGATGACTCGACGATCGCCGGCGCCCGCCTCGGCGAGCACATCCTCGACGCCGAGCAGCACGACCGGGGCTGGTCGCGGGTGCGTGCCGACATCATGCTCTCGGCGTTCCTCGGTGGCACCGCGTTCGCGATGGTCGAGTGGGACCCCCAGGCCGGCGAGCAGCTCTCGGTCGACCCGGTCACCGGGCAGGTCATCGGCACCGGCCAGGTGCGCGTCTCAGCGAAGTCGATCGCGCAGTGCTCGCTCGAGCCGGGCACCGACAACTGGCACGACGCCCGCTGGGGCATGACCGCCGACGCGCTGCCGCCGCGTCAGGCGATGGACCGCTACAACCTCGACGAGGAGCCCGTCGCCGACCAGACGACCGGCTCGGGCCCGCTGTCCCAGAAGCTGTGGGGCACCCGTGGCCACGGCCCCAACGTCGGGCTGTGCTCGGTCTACACCTACTACGAGAAGCCCAACGCGAAGAACCGCGACGGCGCCCACATCGTCACCATCGGCGACAAGGTGGTGGTCGACCGGCCGTGGCCGTTCCCGTGGAAGGACCGCCTCAACATCGTCCCGTTCGTCCAGACCCCGCTGACGGGGCGCTACATCGGGCACACGATCGTCACCGACGCGATCCCGCTGCAGGCGATGTACAACCACTTCCTGTCGATCATGCACGAGCACCTCAAGCAGGCGGCCATCGCCCGGATGCTCCTGCCGAACAGCTCGGGCTTCACCGCCGACGACCTGTCGGATCGGCCCGGCGAGATCATCCCCTACGACGACATGGCGAACCACCAGCCGTCGTGGATGGTGCCGCCCCAGCTGCAGCGGTGGATCGTCGAGCACGGCCAGAACCTCGAGGCCAAGATCGACGACCTGATGTACGTCCACGACATCAGCCGCGGCGAGGCGCCCGGGGACCGCAACAGCGGCCTCGCTCTGTCGGTGCTCGCCGAGAAGGACGAGACGCCGATGGCGCTGATGTCGGAGAACCAGGCCGGCGGCTGGTCCGAGATCGGCTCGATGGTCCTCAAGCTCTACGAGGCCAAGGCCATCGAGCCCCGCAAGGCCGTCGTGATCCGCAACGGCGTGCCGATCGAGCGCGAGTGGACCGGCGTGCAGCTCCGCGGCCAGACCGACGTGCGCGTGCCGCTCGAGTCGGTGATGCCGCACTCGCGCGCCGCGATGCAGGGGTGGGTCCTCGACCTGCTCGGCAAGGTCCCGCAGCAGGCGCCGCCGAACATGGCCCAGATCGCGAAGATGATGGAGCTCCCCAACCTCGACGCCTTCGACGACTTCGTGGACGCCGACGTCGTGGACGCCCACCGCGAGAACGCCCTCATGGCGTCTGGCGAGGTCCCGTGGGCCGGCGAGCGGCCTCGTCCGCTCCTCTTCGAGAACCACGGCACCCACATCGCCGAGCACAACCGCGAGCGGAAGTCGCCGACCTACTGGTACGGCTCGCCGGACGTCCGGCAGATCTTCGACCTGCACATCGAGGCGCACGAGAAGCTCGCGCTGCAGCAGGCGATGGAACAGCGCGACACGAACGCGACGATGGAGGGCGCTGGGGCCATCCCGCAGGGTGATGAACCCCCGGGTAGTCTCGTGCCCCAGGACTACATGGAGCGCACGAGCGCACCTGCCTGAGGAGGC